CGCTGAGTTTTGGGGATTGAAGGAGAAGTCAGCATGAGCAGCCAGCACGATCTTGCTACCGGCATGCTTGATGGCTACATCCAAAGCATGATCGACCCGCAGTGCAGCGCTATAGCGGTAAAGGCATCAGCCAATACTGCAATCCTCATCTTCCGCACGCTGAGCATCATCAGCGCCGACGAAGACGCCAAATACACCGAGCGTTTGCGCCGCACCTTTGATATGCGGCAAGGGAGAGCGTCATGACCACCGCGCCAGTGAAAACCTTGATCGACGAACAGCTCGACGACATCGAGCGCAAGATCGCCCTGCTCGGCTTCGGCGTACCCTTCAACGAAGTGATTGGCCGTGATCGCGAGGAGTTGGTCGTCAACTTGCCGCAGCGCTTGGCGCCGACCATGAAGGGACGCCGGATCGCGGTGCGGGTTCGACCATGACCCGACTACAGCGCGCGCGTCGCATTTACACCTGGCGCGGCGCGGCCGTCGCCCTGCTGTTCTCCACGGCCTGGATGCTGGCAAGCGCCTATTCCCGCCAACTCACCCAATAACTCACACCTTCAAGCACTGCGCGCCGCGCGGCAAGGAACTGTCATGTCCGGAAATACCAAACAAGTACTCGCCCAAGAATCGCTCGAAATGAGCGAAAGCGGCGATGCGAAAAAAACTGTTGTCCCTGCGGTTGCCGTCACCGACATCACCGAATACCGGCCGCATGAGGAACAGATCGTCCGTCTGGAGACCACCTACGCGAAGTTGGTCGTTGACTGCTCGACCAGCGAAGGCTTGGCGAATGCGAAGGAAGTTCGCGTCGATATCCGCGACGTGCGCTATGCCCTGGCCCAAACCACCAAGACAGCGCTCATCCCCTATCAACAAAAAGTCAAAGATGCTCAGGCTCGGGTCAACCAGGTTAAAGAGTTTGGTGAAGCGCTGAAGGATCGTGTGCTGTCGATTGAAGCGCCTGTCGACGAAGCAATTAAGGCTGAGGAAAAACGCGTAGCTGACGCCAAAGCCGAACGCGAGCGCGTCGAGGCGGAACGTGTCGAAACCATCCGAGCGAAGATCACCCGCTTCAGCTCTGTCGCTGCCGCATATGCAAGCCGTAGCGCTGCCGATATCGCCGACATCCTGCAAGGCGTCAAGGTGTCGGTGATCCTGCCCGAAGAATATGCCGAGTTCGAAGCTGAAGGCACCATCGCTCGCGACAATGCTATTGAGCAGTTGGAAACATTGCACAACTCTGCCGTTGAGCGAGAAGAAGCTGCCGCCAAGCTGCTGGCCCAGCAGATAGAACTCGACGAGCTGCGCGAGAAGCAACGCATTGCCGACGCTGAGGCTGAGGAGCTGCGTAAGCAGCGGGCCGAGGAAGACCGCCTGCGTTTGAAGAAGCAGCAGGATGATCTGGACCAGCAGCGCCGCGACATGGAAGTACAGCAACGCCAACAGCGTGAGCAGCAGGAAGAGCAACAGCGCCAGCAGCGCGAACGTGACGCCCAGTATCAACGTGATCAGGAAGAGCTGGCTCGTCTGCGCGCCCAGGCTGCCGCACCGGCACTTGTCACTACCGCGGCTGCGCCTCTGGTTGCCGAGAAGGTTGAAGTCGTACCTATCACCGCACAAGCGGTTGCAGGTGAATTCGACGATGTGACTACGACCGCGCCATCCGTTGACGACATTGTCGAGGTTGTAGCCCTGGGCTTCGACGTGGACCTCGACACCGCTCGCGCCTGGCTTCAAGCCATCCGCTTCTAACCACTCTTTCCATCTAACGGCCGACCTACTCCTTGTCGGCCACGGAGAGCGCAATGACTGACTCCGACACCCAAGCCCCAAATGGCCTTGCCACGTACCACGATCCATCGCACAACGCAGCTGCGCTCATTCTCGACCCGAGCACTATGAAGTCGATGAGCGACCTCGCACTGATGATGTCGAAGGGCGTGACAACTGTCCCCAAGCATCTGAAGGGTAATCAAGCTGACTGCATGGCGGTAGTGCTGCAAGCGATGCAGTGGCAGATGAACCCATTCGCCGTTGCGCAGAAGACATTCATCGTGAACGGCGGCGCATTGAGCTATGAGGCACAGCTCGTCAACGCAGTGATCACAGCCAAGGCGCCAGTCAAGGGTCGCTTGAACTTCGAGTGGTTCGGCGCCTGGGAAAACGTCATCGGCAAGATGCGAGAAGTCACCAGCAAGACCAAGAAAGACGAGGACACCGGCGAGTTCAAGAAGTATCGCGTTCCGGCCTGGAGCTTTGACGACGAAAAAGGTCTCGGGATCAAGGTTTGGGCAACTTTCAAAGGCGAAGATGAGCCACGCGTTTTGGATCTTCTGCTCACTCAGGTCCGCACGCGAAACTCTACGCTCTGGGCAGAAGACCCCAAGCAGCAGATTGCCTACCTGGTGACAAAAAAATGGGCGCGTCTCTTCTGCCCTGACGTCATTCTCGGCGTCTACACGCCCGATGAGTTCGAAGACTCTTACGGCGGCGAAATCGATATCACTCCCGCGAAGCAGGCTTCAAATACCGCTGCCGCTGCTGGTGTGTCGTTCGGCCCGAAATCCCCTTCGCCGGAAATCGACGGAGTATTCGCAGACCTTTTGGTCGTCGCGAAGCGGCAGGACATCGAAGCCTATGCAACAGCCTGGGCAGGTCTCAAACCGAAGCAACGTGCAGCAATCGGCCTTGAATGCCACGAAGCGCTCAAGAACATGGCAGCTACCGTTGATGGCGACTTTACCGATATGACTGGCAATCACGACGGCCTGTCTCAAGTCGGGGAAGCGGCGTAGTGAGAACGGAACTTCAGGGCACTGAGAAATGGCATGCAGACCGATCTGGCCGAGTGACAGCCAGCCGGTTTAAAGATGTGATCGCATGGGCGAAGCCCGACAAAAATGGGAAGCGCGAGCCTATGGGGGCGCGCACCTCATACATGCGCGAACTCTGCTTCGAGCGACTGGCAAAGAAGTCCAAGCACAACGTCAGCAGCGCTTCCATGAAGTGGGGTCACACCGAAGAACAGAAGGCTCAGGACGCCTACGAGATGCTGACTGGCAACATCGTCATACCGTCAGAGTTCATCGTCCATCCGAAGTATGACTGGCTCGGTTGCTCGCCGGACGGCTTGATCAACGATGACGGGGGCACTGAGTCCAAGTGTCCTTTCAACGAGGCGATACACGTCAGGACGTGGCTCGAAGGCATGCCTGAGGAACACATGCCGCAGGTTCAGGGCTGCATGTTCGTTACGGGGCGGAAATGGTGGGACTTTCTGTCGTTCGATTCTCGCCAAGATGAAGAGTGTCAGCTGTACATCGAGACGATTCACCGCGACGAAGAATACATCGCCAACCTGCACAGAGAGCTGGTCCAGTTCAACCTGGAGCTGAATCGCATGGTTGATGAAGTCGCAGACAAGGCCAGGGCGCAGGCCCATCGTTTAGGAGCTTGATCATGATCAGCAACCTCAAATCAGACATCGACTACCGGCGTGAGAAAGCGCTGGAGCTTTCCAGGCAGGTCGAACAGCACCTAGCAGCTGGGGGGCGCTTCTCTAGATCCGAGCCCACTCAAATCAATCCACCGCCTGCTGAGCGCTCTACAAACATCGATCCTGAAACCGTCCTCAAGCGCCGCCGGCCCGCCATCAGTGCAACTGAGCGCAAGGCACTGCGGAAACTCGCGGAGGCAATATGAGCAAACGTAAGCCGCACAACCTCAAGTCCCGCATCGACCGATCCTGTCGTTCGTTGCTGGCCACCAACCACGTCGCAGTGGTGAACATCGATCCCAGCGGTCACCAGGGCATGATCAATTACAAGTCGCTGAAGAACATCGCGCCCGGGAAGATTGGTCAGGCGGTGTGTGGCATCGCCCACCGCTGGACGATCTACCTCAGCGCTCTATGTATTGATGCCCGCGGCGACCGCTACAGCAAGTCGATTGAGGTGGCACCTTATGGCGTTTACCTCTCCGACCATCTAGAAGAGGCGATCGAGCACTGCTATAAAAAGCTGCGCGACTCCGCCAATCAAAGCCAAATGGTGGCCTCAGGCTGGATTGCTATTCCCGACTCTTTATCGCTCGACGAGGCTCACGCAGCGCGGATTTTCGAAGCCGTTGGAGCCTGGAATCAGGTCAAGGTAGCAGCGTGAGACGCTTCCGAATCCAACAACCCAAACGACAAACCTGGCTGGTGGTGCCGGCCAGTGGCATAGAAGAGGTAGGCCATGGCCAAGAGTGGACAAGAGCGATCAGCGAAGGCCGCCGAGAAGCGAATCCAGTACGACGAGAAGGAATTGCGGCACCGAGTCAGGCTCGGCACCCGACAGAAGCTTGGTGAGCTGATGGCCTGGAACGGCATTGAGGAAATCAACGAGGCGGTGCAGAACCTGATTCTGAACGCGCATGCGCTCGGGCCTGCCCTATCATTCCAAGCAATAGAAAGTCCACGTCACAAAGTGCAGATTAGGGAAAACGTGGCACGCATGTTTCGGGATGAAAGCTTGGCTGAGCTGAAGCGCAACCCGGGTGATGAAATTGTCGATCCATATCAGTCAAACACCTATATAACTAACTGACAAAAAAACATAACACCAAACACATGATGAGCATGTGGAGGTAACCTTAAACCCGACCTAGACCGGAAACTACAATAAACTAATAATGAGAGTATTTTAACTCCGCACACAAAGACTCCGCATCCATAAATATTCGTTTACGTGTCAAGCCAAACTGTAAGAGCTGCAACTTTAAAAGCCCAATACTATCAGCAGGAATGACCAAGTGATGTGTCCGCCCTTTCGAAAACTCCGAATACAAGTCCGATGTAATAGTAAAAATGCCGGCTTGACTACGGATTCTTGCATTAAGGTAATCCGGCATCAAAACAACACTATCAAAGCTTTTAGCAACACCATCTAAAGCGCCAAAAACATCCTCACTCATTTCACTAGAAGTTACCCATGGGAGACCTGAAACAGCAGGCAACATATAAACACAAGCATCAAAATCTGCATTATCCTGATCTATAGACTCTAAAGCGAAATAAAGACCCACTAAAGGATCTAAAGTCCAGTCCAACAACCTTGTTGGCAAGCCATAGTGTTGCGCCAACGTTAGCTCATCCCATTGACTAAGCGTTCTCGTCTCATGATATAAATGACGCTCAACCCTAAAAACCTTGAACCCATTTTTAGCTCTTTCAATGGTTGTGGGGTTTTTAGCTCTCACCAAAGCCCTTTGCAGAGTCGAAGAAAGGCCAAACTCATAATTTGCCTGCCCACGATATATTGCGCCCTTAATAGTTTCGCCGTTAATTTCAGTCACCAAACGGACATAATCCGAAAGAGACCTTACAAAATTTAACGAAAGAGATCCACTCTCAACAAGTTTTTTTTCGCTCACACCAGCACCCTTTTTTACTATTAATCAGCCGAGCTGATATCGATATTCAACCAGAAAATTATAGTTATTGAAGCTTGGACACATGGATGAACAATAGCTTATTTTCCCCGAAATTGAGCCTTTCGCATTGAGGCTGTGACGTAATGCGACCTAGACATACCTCGTATGACTTCGAGGTCAATCTCCTCGGAATCAGCATATGCAATTTTTTTATACAATGATAAAGCAGATTCGTCTTCACTCACCCTCCACTTTTTAAAAGTTTTAAGAAATGAAAACTTCTCAACATAATACTTTAGACCCTCACCATCTTTAGTCAGGCAGTTCATGTAAATGGCTGACACTTCACTACTACTTAGCTGAGCCCTAAGCATATTTGCGTAAGTCCGTTGACTATTATAATTCCTCACCGCATTCCTAACCCTCAGAAATGATCCTCGCGCCCTAAGCACGTCATGCCCAAACCCATCTATGTACTTTAATATCTGGTAGATATTCCTGAAATAATGACCCAAGTCCTCCGAGTTATCTTTCATCATCTGATCAGCCCCCCTTTTTATAGCAGCACGGTATTCATCTCCATGGTAATAGCCCGAATCATTTGGCGGCAGGTAGTACAGTTCCATTTTTTTAAAAGCGTCTAAACCTAAATACACCTGGCTACTACCGCGCTCGTAAATTTCAATACGCGCCGACGCAGAAAGCCTAGAGTGGATATCTAATAATCTGAAAAATACGGATTCGAAATTTTGCTTCTCAAATATTTGACTTTGCCCATTTTGGATTGTCAAATTTTCAAGCGCATCTTGTCGAGCCATCTCCAGCTCTTTACGTTGCATCGTGAGGTTCAAAATAACAGCCATGAGAGCCACGAAACTCAGTATTGGATTTAACATACCACCTACAAAATCACCTATTTGCCCCCAATATTGAGCCGTCTCTGGATGTTTAATCGAAAAATAATCTATATCACCGCCGACTTGAAAGTGATAATAAACTGCTGATGCGACTAATAAAACTCCAACAATAGAAGATATAAAAATTAATGGAGCGGCAATTTTACCGATAAGTCGTCGAAAGAAACTGGAAAACCGCGTCATTATTGCGACGGACACGACCGCCACAACTCCAAGAACGCGTATTGCAGTGTATTGATCTACCCATTCCAACATGAACTTAATCCTATTTCGATTTGGGCTTAATATACAGGCTAGGTGCCATCATGCACATCACTTATGGAAGCGTTTGCAGCGGTATCGAGGCTGCGACCATGGCTTGGCACCCGCTCGGGATGCGCGCCACTTGGTTCGCCGAAATCGAAGCCTTCCCCAGCGCGGTGCTGGCCCACCACTACCCAAACACGCCGAACCTCGGCGACATGACCAAGCTCGGGGCCTTGGTCTTGGCCGGCAAGATCGAAGCACCGGACGTGCTGGTCGGCGGAACTCCGTGCCAAGCCTTCAGCGTCGCCGGCATGCGCCAGGGTCTGCTCGACCCGCGCGGCGCCCTTACCATCAAATACGTGGAGCTCGCAGATGCAACTGACTATGTTCGCGCCAGTAACAGAAAGCCTCCCTGTGTCATCGTCTGGGAAAACGTCCCCGGTGTCCTCAGCGACAAAGGGAACGCCTTCGGATGCTTTCTTGGCGCGCTTGCTGGGGAAGACTGCGAACTGCAGCCTTCAGGGAAAAGGTGGCCGGACGCTGGTTGTGTGTATGGACCCAAAAGAACAATCGCGTGGAGGGTCCTGGACGCCCAATATTTCGGCCTGGCCCAACGACGCCGCCGTGTGTTCGTTGTCGCAAGTGCTCGAGACGGATTCGATCCCACCGAGGTACTTTTTGAGCGAGAAGGCGTGCGCCGGGATCGCCCGCCGCGATGGGAGGAGAAGCCGGCACTTCATCCTACTCTCACGGCTCAAGGGGGAGGCTCTCTCGATGACCGAGAGGCATATGTGCTGGAGCCCGAAGGCGTCCGCCGAACCAGTGTGATCGAGTGGGAGCGTTGCCAAGGCTTCCCAGACAACTACACGCAGATCTCTTGGCGCGGCAAGCCAGCCAGCGAATGCCCGGACTGCCCCCGATACAAGGCGATTGGCAACAGCAAGGCCGTTTCTGTGGTTTCCTGGATCGGCTGGCGAATTATCAATTGGTTTCACATAGACGGTGCACGATGATTTCTTTAATTGCTAAGTAATCCTCGATACCTGCTCGCATATGAGCGTGCACGGCGGAGTGACAATTCGAACACAGTAATGCTAGATCTTCTAGAAATACAATGCCCTTCGTTGCTTTCGTAGAAACCGGCACTTTGTGATGAGCCTCAATATACTCAAATCCGTATCTAACCTTAAAATCATCACCGCAAATTTCGCAGACCCATGACCGGGACGATTTTAACAACTTAACTACTTGATAGTTCCGCTCAGATAACAGATGCGTAACATAATTTTTTCCACCCTCCATAAAGCCTTGGCCAGCCCTACTTGCGAGCACATGAGTTTCGGATTGACGACCAAGAACAACATACTCTTCAGCACACTCAACCAAGCCAAATATGCCTTCAAAAATCCAATCCAGATTTTTCTCGCTATAAAGCAACACTGGGTAACCAAACTCGGGCTGATTAAGCAATGAAAGATTCGCCTTTTCCTTAAGTGACACAACGCCTTTTCTGGCCTTAAAGGAATAGCGATATAAATTTCTTTCAGCGTCCACCCAGCCATCGTGACTATAACTTCCCGTATACACCTTGACCAAGACCCCTGCAAGAGCAGGAAGTGAACCAACCCAGTTAATACCCTGCTGAGGAGTATTATTTATTAACAGGCTTTCGCCGCTCCAATATTCAGACCCCTCAACTTTTGAATACTGAATCAAATTAAATAGTTCTTTTTTTGAAATTACTGATCCAATTGGAGCATTAAGCAGATCGTGAAAGCTTATATTTGCCATTGTCATCCCTAACAAATTCACCGTGTGCTGAAATTTCATTATGGCACCACGTACTTGAAGCACGAAGTACTTAATTTCAGCATTCTATCCATTCCACCGCCCGGGCATGACCCGGCATAGGACGCCCCATGCCCACAGAAAACAAAATCGCTGAGCCGCTGAAGGTTGAGCGCTCGACAGTGACGAAGCTGGTCATCACCGGGGCGGCAAACCTCGATCCAATCAATGTCTTCCTTGAGGACTTGGCGCCCCGTAAGGGCAAGATCACCGTCAGCTGCTGGGACAAGAGCTGGCACGCCTACTGGGGCGGCATGTGGGACGGTCTCACCATCGGCCAGTTCTTCTGCCGCCTCGATGAGGACTACGTCATCGGTTATTTCTCGCCAAGCCTCAGATCGATGAGGTTTTCAAATGATGCGCTGATGACCCTGGCCAAGAAGTCGGTCATTGACCGGCGCCGGATGCGCAAAGGGTATTGGGAGTTTGGTGACAGCTTGGATCAGGAGGATGCCCGCGACCTATTCGACCAAATCGACGACCTTCGCGGAGTTGAGTCGATTTCGGTGGGGCACCAGCAGAGTGAACTTCTGACCGACTTGTTCGGCCCTGAGTGGTGGCATCTGGTGGACGAGAAAGCCGTTGAGCCGAATCCCGTTTGGCACTACCTGTGCCGCATCATCTCAGCGGTTCAGCAGGCGCTGGGCCAGGAACAGCAGCAGGTTGCCGCATGAAGCGCATCTACCTCAGCGGGCCAATGACCGGCTCGCATTGAGTAGGTGCCTCAAACCGCAATCAGGCGTCCCGCCAGGTTCGAATCGATTGTTGGAATCACTCCAGATCCTTGTTGTTGCGCAAGCCACTTCCGGGTCAGCTCCACATCAAAGCGCCAACCGTGGGCATGTATTAGCACCAGCGCCGTACCAGAGATTCGATAGTGCCCGCACTTCGGACAAGCT